AAAGGGGTATTTCAGAGTGACGATGAGGTCGGTTATTTTTTTGAACAGATGAAAAAAGTACAAGACGAATTAGACCGTTACATGTTACCTGAAAATTATGGCGAGGAAAAAGAGCAAGAATAATTATTTTACAAAAGAAACAGAAGAGTACATTAAAAAGTATAATGTCTCTACAGATCATAAGTATAGAGCTAAGATTTTTACTGATCATATATACTTTCCTTTTTATAAATTAGCCGAAAACATTATTCACACGTTTAAGTTCTACTATACTGATGTAGAAAAGATAGAAGACCTTAAGCATGAAATAGTTTCTGTATTATTAGAAGAGAAGATTATGAAGTTTGATCCTGATAATGGAGCAAAAGCATACTCTTACTTCGGTACTATTGTTAAAAGATGGTTAATAAATTATAATAATAAAAACTTTAAAAAACTAAAACAGATAGGTTCTTTCGATGAAACCGAAAACTATCATACTCATAACCCAGATATAAGAGAAGAAGGTGCTATATCACTAGGAGAGTTTATAGATATATGGGTTGATGAAATGTATGAGCAGTTAGATGAACTATTTTCAAGAGATATAGAAAAACAAATAGCTGATGCAGTTCTTACCATATTTAAGACTAGACACGACTTAGATATTTTTAAGAAAAAAGCACTTTATATCTATATTCGAGAGATGACTGACTGTGAGACCCCTAAACTTACTAGAGTAATAGCTAAATTAAAAGAATGCTTTTACGAAAAGTATATGGACTTCAAAGAAGAAGGGTTAGTTTACAATAAACCTTTATAACCATATTTATAATAAAATATAAATTATGGCCTTAGATAAAGAAATATTCAAAGGTAAAACACTTTCTGATCTATTTTCTGAAATCCATGATAATTCTAGCAATACTAGAAGTCAAGTAAAAGGATTGATAGGAGAACTTAAGCCACTTATAGAAAATATAGGTGATGCTACTCTTATAGTTCCTATGATTAAAGAATATATGGAAATAGGAGTAAAGAATGATGAACATCTAATTAAACTAGCAACTATAGTTCAAAGATTAGAATCAGCTGCTGCTAAAGGTGGCGGTGAAGAGATGTTCGATCTTATGGAATTACAAGACCTATTAGAGGAACAGGAAGAAACTGCTAAAGAAGTAGACGACGTAAATAAAAAGGTAGACGAAGAATAAACATTTCTAAAATGTTAGGAGAAAAACCAGGAATTAAAGTAGGACTTGCCGAAGGAACAGGCGGTAGTGGAGGCTCTTCTAGTATTTACGGAAGAGTAGTAGACGTTATAACTGATGCTTTTCATCCTAAATATAAAGAGTACGGAGAATCTAATGCAATTAATGCGGTACTGTTTGTTGAATTAGGAGCAGGAGCTACAGAAGATACAGAAAATTCTTTAAAATTAGCTTTTGACGGTCAACCTGATGTAAAAAAAGCTCCTCTAAAAGGTGAGATAGTAAGAGTAGAAACTAAACCTTACTGGTCTAGAGATGGAAGCTCTACTGCTACTAAAGCATACTGGACTGAAATAGTACCTTTATGGAACCATCCTCATCATAACGCATACCCAGATATTAAACAATTTGGTGACGGACCTAACGATTTCGGAGATAATTTTGTAGAAGTAGATACGGTAAACCCTATTCAACCTTTTCCAGGAGACGTAATACTAGAAGGTAGACATGCAAACTCTATAAGGATGGGAGGTACAAAGCATTCCGAAAACCCTTTAGTAGATGATAGCAATAACGGTAAACCTTATAATATAATTAGAATAGGGCAAACTGATGATGTAGAAGCTGGCTTTGAAACCGTAACAGAAGATATAAATAAAGACATAGGGTCTATCTATATGATGTCTGATCATGAAATACCTATTGAGGTAGCTAATGAAAAAAGAGATTCGTATAAAAAAGAACCTGAAAAACCTGATAAGTTTAAAGGAGAGCAGATAATGGTAAACACCAATAGGATGTTTATTAACGCTAAAGAAGATAGTATACTAATGTCAGCAGGTACATCGATAGGAGGTAACGCTAAAACTATCAATTTTGATGGAGATGATATGGTTTCTATGGATGCTAAAAAAATATACTTAGGAAAGAAAGCTTTGAAAAACGAAGACGAACCTGTACTTAAAGGACAGACCTCTATAGAATGGATGGAAGTGCATATATCTTTATTTCAAACCTTAATCGATACTATGCAAAAGATGCCACCAGTACCTGCAGCAGCAGTAGCTGTTATGAAAGCAGCCGCTTCAGCTATTAAACCCTCATTAGGTCCTCATAAAAAAAGACTTAAAACACTATTATCTAAAAAAGTATTTACTGAATAATGCCTTACGTTAATATACCAGACTCGAATCTAGCAGGAGGAATCGCTAACATAGTTGGAAAGATGACAGGAAATCTATCTAATAAGATTGCTACAGCCTCTGCCTCTATGGCTGCTGAATTAAGAGAAGGTGCTTTATCTAGAGTGCGAACTAGTAGCTTGAGAAATAAACATCAAAAACTTTCTAATAACGTTACTAAAATTAATAGAAGAATTAGTAAGTTCAATAAGATAGCTAAAGCACTAAAAGGAGTTATTGGAGGCCTATCAGCAGCATTAGCTATAGTTTTAGCAATTCCAATACCTCAAGCTTTTCCTCACGTATATGTAGGACCTCCCGGACTACCTGTAAATATATCTACTAAGTATGCTGATATACTACATAAGCTAAAAGAGCTTATTAAACAACTTAAAGATAATATAGCAGCTATTTTATTAATTACACAAATACCTAACTTTCTATTAGCATTTTTAACTAGACAGTTACAGAGAATGGATAATGCTTTGATGGCTATGGAGGTAAGAATAGCGTTAGAAGAAGAAGTGCTAGCAGGAAGATTAAATAAACAGGAACTTCAAGACTTAGGATTATTAGATGAAGACGGAGTTTATATATTTTCTAGACTAGGACCTATATTTGTAGGTGATGCTGATAAAGATACAAGCAAAGCATGTAACTTGACCACATTCAATAAGGTTGAATTACCACCGTTTGGTAGACCAGGTAAGTATGATGGTATAATAGAAAAGTATAATTTTGTTCCTGCTGAAGTATCTGCAAAAATACCTTTTAACGAAAAAGCTCAATTAGTAAAATTAAATGGCTTATCATTAAAATGGTCTGAAAGAAACTTAAGATGGGCTTGCTACAGTGAAAATGATGCATTAAAAGACCTTGATAGTAAGCTACTTGAAATCGATAGAAGTAATATACCAGATGATATAAAAAACAGAATCAAATCTATACTCGATAGATTAAAAAACTTAGATAAAGAGGAAGAAGTGAACCCTAATAAGTTCCTTCATAGAGGTCCTGACGGAACTCTTTATAGACTATACATCATACCAGACGAAAATTCTCCCGCTATCGCTCCACGTAGTTATGCTATAGCAAAAGATCCAAGTGGAGTAACGGTTCTTAAAGGACCTAAATCATTTAGCTCTGATGCAGATGTATTATTAGAAGAAATCAAATTTAGAATTGATAATCAACTTCCATAACTTAACTATTTATAATTATGAAACTAGAACAACTTAGGAAAATTATTAGAGAAGAAGTTAGAGCGGCTGTTAAGGAAGAGTTACAAGATATGCTTAATGAAGCAGTAAAAGTAGCTAGTACCCCCGGTAAGAATACTACTACCGAGTATCAGCCAGTTCCAACTAATATGAAGAAAAGATGGTCAGCGCCTATTGCGAAAAATAAGACCATAGAAGAGATGTTGCAAATGACTAAAGCAACATTTACGTCACAAGATGCTCAACAATTTACAGGAGCAGGAACAGTAAACAAACCAAACTTTGCTTCTAATCAAGCTACTCAATTAGGAATGGCTGGAGCAGAACCTGGTATTGATATAAGTAAATTAGATTTTGTTAATAAAGCTAAAGAAGTATTAGACGCTTCTTATGCTAAAGACAAACAGAAAGCAGGTGTATTATAATGGCATACGAAGTTAAAAAAATTAGCCCAATAGATTTACAGCCAAGAAAAGCTGTAGGTGTATCTTTACCTTTTAGCGGAAGAGCTGTATTTAATCAGACTTTTGAAACTAAAGAAGCTATTAAGACTAATTTAATTAATTACTTTCTAACCGGTAAAGGTGAAAGATTTTTAAACCCTACCTTTGGAAATGCCTTACAACCTCTTCTATTTGATCAATTAACTGAAGATAAAGTAAAAGAAATAGACAGTATAGTAAAGACTGATATAGCTAGGTTTTTCCCAAGAGTTGAACCTACTGAGATTTCAACTGTAGGAGATCCTGATAATAATACAGTACAGTTCTTCTTAAGGTATAAAATAAAAGATACCTCAGTTGAAGACGAAGTTGCAATAAATTTTTATAACTAATGGCACAAGAAAGAGATATAAGGTATATTAATAGAGAGTTCGGAGATTTTCGAGGTCAGTTAATAGAGTTTGCGAAGAATTACTTTCCAGACACATATAACGACTTTTCTCCTACTTCTCCTGGAATGATGTTTATCGAGATGGCATCATATGTAGGAGATGTATTATCTTTTTATCAAGATACTCAACTACAAGAAACATTCTTACAGTATGCTAAAAATCCATCTAACTTATATACATTAGCTTATATGATGGGGTATACTCCAAGAGTAACATCGATTGCTGAAACTGAACTAACCGTAACTCAAAGAGTAGCAGCAGTAACAAGTAACTATACACCAAACTGGGATCAAGCAATTAGAGTAGCTGAAAACTCTTCTATTGGAGCATCTATAGGAAGTAATCCTACTTTTTTAACTGATGAAGTAGTAGACTTTAGATTTTCTAGCTCTTATGATCCTACTGAAGTAACTCTTCACTCATTAGATGGAGATAATCCTGCAGAATACTTACTTAGTAAAAAAGTTAAAGCAACTTCTGGTACTATAAATACTATAACAAGAGTTTATAATGAAGCAGAAAGGTTTTCTACCTTTAATATAGAAGATGACCAAATTATAGGAATTTTAGATATAACTGATTCAGATGGTAATACTTGGACTGAAGTACCTTTTTTAGGTCAAGATACTGTATTTGTAGAAGAAACTAATACTGGAGTAGATGCTTCTACTATAAGAAGCAACTTAAAAGTACAAAAAGTACCTCGTAGATTTATTACTAGATTTACTTCTAAAGGAGTACTGCAAGTACAGTTCGGAGCAGGAGTATTAGGTTCAGATGATAATTCATTTTTACCAGACCCTACTAACGTACCTATAAATAATAAAAAG